TACGTTGGAGCAGTTGACATCAACTCGCTCTATCCCTCGGTTATTCGTGCCCTTAACATGGCAGGAGAAACCATCATTGGTCAAGTCCGTCAGACACTAACTGACAAATATATGCTTGACAAAGGTAAGCAACTTGCTAGCCTTAAGAAGCGTTTCAAAGAAGGTGACGATGATGTTACCGGTGCTATTCTATGGGAAAACATGTTTGGTGTACTAGAATATACTGCCATCATGAACCAAGAACGCGGAACTATTCTTACTATAGATTACGAAGATGGTCGTAGTGAGGAATATAGTGCTGCTGAAATATGGAAGATGATATTTGATAGCAATCGCCCATGGATGCTCAGTGCTAATGGTACGATCTTTACTTATGAGAAAGAGGGTGTAGTTCCTGGTCTACTTACTCGCTGGTATAGTGATCGTAAAGTGATGCAGAAGAAACTTAAAGAAGCTACAACTAACGAGGATCGTGAATACTGGGATAAGCGTCAGCTTGTTCGTAAGATTTTGTTGAACTCAGCGTATGGTGCATTGTTGAATGAACATTGTCGTTTCTATGACAAGCGTATCGGTCAATCAGTGACATTAAGTGGTCGGCAGATTGTTAAACATATGATGAGCCATATCAATGAAACAATCGCAGGTACTTATGCACACGATGGTGAAGCTATTGTATATGGTGATACTGACTCATGCTATTTTACTGCATATCCTATTCTCAATTCGCAAATAGCGAATGGGGAACTAGAGTGGAATAAAGAAACTTGTATCGGATTATATGATAGTATTGCTGACCAAGCAAACGAAAGTTTCCCTGCATTCATGGAACGTGCATTTCATGCTCCCAGAAAGAACGGCGCAATCATTAAAGCTGGTCGTGAATTGATTGGTGATCGTGCTATCTTTATCACAAAGAAACGCTATGCTATCAATATCTTTGATAAAGAGGGTAAGCGTAAAGATACAAACGGCAAGAATGGTGATATCAAAGCAATGGGTCTTGACTTGAAACGTGCTGATACACCTAAATACATTCAAGAATTCTTGATGGATGTGCTTACAAAGGTCCTTGCCGGTGAGCAACGTGACAAGGTTATTGAAATGGTCAAAGAATTCAAAACTAAACTGTCTGAACAGGATAGCTGGACAAAGGGTAGCCCAAAAAGTGTTAACAACTTGACTAAGCATACTATTGAGTTTGAAAAGACTGGCAAGTGTGGTGTTGGTCATGCACGGGCAGCAATTAACTGGAACTATCTACGCAGAGTATATGGTGACAACTATAGCCAGAAGATTATAGATGGCATGAAAATTGTAGTATGTAAACTAAAAGATAACGCATTGGGTTTCACTAGTATCGCATATCCAGTAGATGAACTACGATTGCCTGCATGGTTCAAAGAATTACCATTTGATGATTTACTAATGGAATCAACATTAGTAGATGAGAAGATAGATAACTTACTTGGCGTATTGAATTGGGATATCAGAAGCAATACTGATGTTAACTCAATGTTTGATGAATTATTCACATTCGGTTAAACTGGTGTTGACTAACGTAATATATTCCATTATAATACGTGATAGGAACTCCTAAATATTTTAAACAAAGGAAATAAAATGAAAGATTATTTGAAAGACTTAATTGACCATACATATGGTCTTGGTGGCATTGAACTTATTAAGATTACTGGCACAGATACTGATACTGCAATCAATGCAGTAGCAGAAAACAAAAGTGTTATCATCAGTGGTACATTCAAAGACCCCATTGCTGACTTCATCGGCGTATTCGGTATGCCTAACTTGAACAAACTCAAAACAATTATTGGGTTTGATGAGTATGATGAAAAATCTAAAATCAATGTTGTTCGTACTCAACGTGATGGCGTAGATGTACCTTCAGTTATTCACTTTGAAACAAAGAGTGGTGACTTCATTAATGATTATCGTCTTATGCTTAAAAGCGTAGTTGATGAAAAAGTTAAAAGTGTATCATTCAAGGGTGCTAAGTGGAATGTTGAATTTGAACCTACTGTTGCTGGTATTCAGCGTCTTAAGAAGCAAGCACAAGCAAATAGTGAAGAAGAACATTTTGTGTTCAAAACTGATGGTAGTGATTTAAAAGTATTCTTTGGTGATGCGTCAACTCACAGTGGTAACTTTGTGTTTAACACTCCAGTTACTGGCACACTAGCTGGTACACACAAGTGGCCCGTTAAAGAATTCTTGAGTATCATGGATCTAGTCGGTGACAAGACAGTTAAGATTAGCGAACAAGGTGCGACTGAAATCACAGTTAATAGTGGTATAGCAACATATGTTTACTTATTGCCAGCTAATAAGAAATGATCAAGTACATTGCTAGTTCCGGTAAGTACACAAATGTAATTGGTGGTCCTGCTACCAATTACATTAATAACCATATTGGGGCACAAGGTGTTGGTAATCTAAGATTCAATACTACTAATCAAAGTATGGAAGTATATGACGGAATGTCTTGGATAACACTACAGATGGGACATGTTAATGTAGGACTAAATGCAGAAGCAGAATCATTACTTGATTGGGCTAGCCAAAAGCGTGATGAAGAACTTGAGTTAGCAAAATTAGCAGAAACTAATAGTACTATTAAAGATTTAGTTAACACCATCAAGCAAAAAGAAGAACAAATAAGTATTGTCAGAACCTTGATTAAGAAAGAAACAACAGTTTGAAACAAGATAATCTATCAGCAAAGCATAACCCTGAATGGGCATTGTTCTTGCCCGCAGTCAGTAGTTTCTATATCTCTGGCTTGGGTAAACAACGTAAGGGTCAACCATACTTTGACCAAGCACGTATCCCTGCACAATTCAACGGTGATGTTGAGAAACTAAACTTTCTTAATAGCAAAGAAGGTCTTTACTATTACAAGTGGGGACTATACTCTGCTGGTCATGCTAACTTAGATACAACAGTTGATGATCCAAGTGAATCTATCATCCGTGAACGTGAAGAAGGTACATTCATGTTGGGTGACTCTGGTGGCTTTCAGATTCTAAAAGGTCAATGGCCAGCTGATTGGAAGGATCCTAACTGTCCACGTGCTATGAAGAAACGCAAAGCAGTATTGACATGGATGGACACATACATGGATTATGGTATGTGTTTAGATATCCCAAGTCAATCATTAACTACGTTTGGTATGAAAGATAAGAATGGTAATAGCCTACATGGTATCAGTACTATTGAAGAAGCAATATCTGCTACACACATTAATAACGAATACTTTATAAATAATCGCTCAGGGAAATGTAAGTTCTTAAATGTGTTGCAGGGTCGTAATCATACTCAATCTGATGATTGGTATGAAGAAATGAAAAAGTATTGTGATCCAAATATCTATCCAGACAATCACTTCAATGGTTGGGCATTTGGTGGACAGAACAAGATTGATGTTCACTTGATGTTGCGTAGATTAGTTGGTATTATCCATGATGGGTTATTACAAGAAGGTAAGCATGATTTGATTCATTGCTTGGGTACAAGTATTTTAGAGTATGCTGTATTGTTTACTGATATACAGAAAGCAGTACGTAAGTATCATAACCCAAGTCTACAAATTACCTTTGACTGTGCTAGTCCATTCTTTAGTGCGGCTAAAGGTCTTGCTTATTTCAATACAAGCATTCAACATAATAAGAAGTGGGCATATAGTATGGAAAAGACTGCTGAAAAGAAGTCATATGCTACTGATACTCGCAAATATCGTGATGCTGTATTAGCTGATGGTGTACACAAGTTGTTTACTGACAGTCCAGTAACTGATGCATTGGTGATGAAAGATATGTGCTACCGTGGTGTAGGTTTCTTGGGGCAGCATGGTAAAGAAACTAAGACCAGCTGGGATACATTGAGTTATACATTGATTCAAAGTCATAATGTTTGGATGCATATGAATGCTGTTCAAGAGGCTAATCGTCAATATGAAACGGGTGTAGTACCCAAGATGTTAGTACACAAGTTTGAGGGTGATAACTTCTTTGGTAACATTGTTGATGAAATCTTTAGTAAAAAAACTAGGCAAGAATCATTAGATTTGATTGATTATCATAGTAGTTATTGGAAACAATTCCAATCAGGCAGTCAGGGTATTAGCGGTAAGAAAACGGTTAATGCCATGAGTATGTTTGATAAATTATTTACAGTAGATGAAGAACCATTTGAGGAAATAGAAGATAGCGATGAGGCTATGTCATTAGTTTTGGAGTAATAAAATGTATAAACAAAGAATTGCAAGATTACAACAAAGGGCCAAGGACCTTGACCAAGAAATATTAACAGCAGAAAAGGACACAACCTTTAACAAAGACGCCCTTAAAGCTATGCTGATAGACAGAAATGATGTATACTCTGAAATAAGAAGATATACAAAACTTCAATGGGATGAGGATCACGAACGTGTTAATTTTGAGGATGATAGATAATGGATCAAACAACGCAAACACTTGCAGAACAACGTCAACGTATTAAAAATAAAGCATTTCGTACAATCTTTGTCCGATTTCAAAAAGAAGGTATTCACAAATACCCAGCAGCAGCAACAGACCCTAACTTGGCAACAGGTGATGAGTATGATGTTAGCTTTTTAGCAAC